GGACCTCTCGCACGGCGGGCACCTTACCCATGGTAGCCCGGTCAACTTCTCCGGGAAGCTGCACCAACAAAGAATCTTTGCCCTGGATTTGAATCACGGGCTCTTTTACGCCAAATTCATCTATCCTGTTTCTTATTGAAGACGCTTTTTTCTCGGTCATATTAACTTCTAAAGAATTTAATAAGTCTTCTTTTTGTTTTTCAATCTTATCTATCTTTTTTTGATATTTATCAAAAATTATAGTTCGTTCATATTCTGGTAGATACTCCTCTGCACTCTTATACTTCCTCGCTTCCTCTGCCAGTGGCTCAAGATCCTTTGGTATTGGCTCTTCTTTTGGTACTTCCGGTTCTACCCTTAATTGATCTAAAGCTGCTTGGGCTTTTTCTATTGCTCTTTGTGCTTCGGGATAATTCTCTGCACCACCAAAATCATTCTTTAAGTTATTTATCGCGGCCTGTAAATCTTGTTCACCATAATAAATAGGATAATCCTTCTTCTTTTTCTTATTTACCTCAAAATGTTGTTCAAAGATCAATTGTGCTTGCCGTGCCAATAATATAGGTTCTGTAGGATAGGATTCTAATTCTCTACCGATAACTAAAGGATTAGTATAATTATTCGGGTTAAATTCACCCTCTCTTGTGGCAGTAGGTTCTTTAACTTCTACTTCTGGGGTCTCTTTCTCAAAATAATTTTTTTCCTTAAATTGGTAGCTGGTTACTTCTTCTAACCCTAATATAACTTTTGCCTTATTCTCTTTTTGGAGTGCTTCTTTATTCTTCTTGAGATTTACCAACTCTTCATCTTTTAAAAAGGGGTTTCTCATTTCCTTCTCTATCTCTTCTAATAGATAACTCTTAGCTATTTTTGCGTCGTGAATATCTCTTTCGTTACCAATTATCTCGACAACCTCTTCTTTGCCCTCAACTGTCGGCTTCACTTCTGGTTCTTTTGGTATCTCAACTTCCTCTTTTAAGGCAGTCTTTATATTATTCTCAGCTATCTTCTGCTTTAATCTTTCATTGATGTTAGATCTTATATTTGCTCCCATACCGAATATAGCCCAGGGGGCAGTAGCCATAAAGGTCTTTAATGTAGTCTCCGGGATTTTCTCTAATAGACTTTTATTCTCTCTAAATACATTAACAGCTGCTTCCTGCATACCAAGCTGGATATTTTCTTCCATTATCTCAGCTCCTTCTACTGCGAAAAAGGTTTTTACCCCTGATTTGGCTATACTTAAAGCAGTCCTTTTAGTAATCTCTTTTTTTATACCTTTAAACAGCAATTTCTTAAAAGGCTTAGATACTGCGGCTAATAATGGTAAATCTCCCAATACTTCTACACTTGCTATTGCTACACCAAGAGGAACGGCTATTTTAGACGCCTGCTCTTCTGTTGCACCGTTGGCAACTAATTCTTCCCATACATCCTGGGATTGTGAAGGTGTTGCTACTGCTACACCCGCCGCCATGCCTAACAATGGATTACCCGTTGCGGCTGTTACTCCCACTGTAGTCCCCATAACACTAAGCATAAAGGCAGCAGATTGAGAGGCTTCATACCCCCAATAGGCAGGGTCTAATAATATCTTAGGATTTTTCTTTACATTCTCTATTACTCCCTGACTCCACTCAGGACGAGGTACTAATTCGGGGTGTTCCACCAACCATTTATCGTAACGTTCTTCTGCTTTATGATATTTCTCTTTATATATTTCCCTCTTTTCTTTATTGACCTCATTTACCTTTTTAATCTGTTCTTCTGATAGTCCGATGGGGAGTCCCTGTCTCTTATAATATTTCTGATCTTCAAGTTTAACGTCTGCATAAATAAGGTTAGGCAAGGCGGCATTAAAATACTGTTTAGTATTATGGAATATACCGCTTGAACCCAGTCTGAAAGCGTCAAAACTATCTTTTAAGTCACCTTCCGGGATATATTCAGGCTCAGCTTCTTCTCGTGCTTGGGTCTGGATATACTGGTTATAAATTCCAATATTCGCATTAAACGATTTGCTCTCACTATCTAATGTTACGTAAAGTTTTTTATGCTTTTCAGTATCTTCTTTCAATTTATCTACTAATTCATTATGTTGAGCCACTAACCCGGATCTCTTTTGATTAATACGGAACTGCATTTCTGGTGTTGCTGTCTGCATTTCTTCGTCTATATTATCAATCTCTTGCGATAATCCTTCCCATATTTCATAATCAGTATCTAAGGTTTTACCTAAGTCATCATAGGCTTTACTCATAGCAATTAAGTTATTTTCCTGTACCTTCATATCTTCTAATTTAGGAACGATAGGTTCTTCGACTTCTGGAATTTCCACTTTAGGTTTAGGTGCAGTACCAAATATCTCAGCAGAGGTTTTTATCCCTTTAGTTGCTTCTTCTTCTTTTTTAATAAGGTCAGGTATACCAAAATTACCGCCAAACTGACTGCCTAATGGTTTAGCTTTTGGTTTCCCAAATATATCTTCACTTTTTAATAAACCGGTTTCCATTCATCGTTCCCCATATATTTATATTTTTTACCGTCGTTACCTTCTTTTACTTCACCTAAAACATACCCATACTTATCTCTTTGATTCTTTAAATTCTCAGCCGGGGGAGTAAGTAATTCTCCTAACCAACTTTTTGGCTTGGATTGTGGTCCCTCTGGTAAAATAACTTCAGGTGGTGCATTAGGGTCTACTCCAATCTGATTGAAAAATAATAAGACTTCTGCGTCTTCTTCTTCTGTTAATGTATGTTTTCGTAAGTTGTAATTCTTTATCACAAGCTCTTTATCTTCATCTGCCAACTCCATACCGTCATCTATTAAGCCTTTTATGTATTCATTAATAATCCCTGTCTTACCAAAGAGGAATTTATCCATATTAGGCCTTTCCTTGCCAGGCTCAGGCTCATCTTTACCTTTCTGCCCTACAGACACGGTCTCGGTAGCGAAGTTAATATTTTTTATTTCCGTATCCGGATGATCCTCAACCCATTTCTCCGCCTCTTTAATGGCCTGTTTAAAAGATTTATCTCCCTCGGGTGCGGGTCCGAAATTAATACTCTGACTACCTGTTACCGGATTAACCGTACCGCCTTTTATAATAAAGTCCGAATCCTTAAGCCATTGGTTGAATTTCTCGAGATCCATTTGTGGTTTCCCCTTCTCTTTTTCCCCGAAGGTATAACCGCCTGTATTAGAGTTGTATCCCGTTATCTTCAGATTGGGGTTATCCTGTAAAAACTGTTCAGGATCAAAAATAACCCCTTCTTCTTCTGTCTCCGGATATAACTCTTCTTTCATTTTGGCAGCAAGGTTAAAATCCTGCTCAAACTTTGCACGTTGATCAGTAATCCCTTGCCCTGCTATCATACTTAAGATACTTTTCGCTGCTGCTCCCATTGCCCGGCCTGACTCTAACCTTTTCTTAAAGACTTCCTTGGTATTAGCCCAATCAATCCTACCGGTCGGCAATTCAGAAACAAATTGATATAATTCATTAAATTCTTTTACATCCGGCAATAATTCTGTCTTTGTAACCTGTTCTGTCGGTTTTTCTATCCCGCCTACCATTGCCTCTTTCTGCTGTAACATACCCATTGACTCATCTGCAAACTTAGCCATACCCTCAACGTCTATATAACCCTCAGGGGGGTCTTTTTTTAATATGGAAGCGTCTATACTCTTTTTACTACCTGCTATTTCAATATCTGCTAACATTGCACTCATCCACTCGTTATCCCATTCGTTTTGTTTTTTCTGTTTGTAAGCACCGACTAATTTCTCTACAAAGGGATTTAACTTCTCGAATACAGAATAATCCTTACCTCTGTTACTTGTAACAACTGATAATGGCATTTATATCACCTACTTTCCTATACCGGCTAAAGTCCCCACTAATCCTAAAATACCACCCAATGGGTCTGCTGGTTGTGTATTATCCACGTGCCATTGAGGCATAAGCTGTTGTGCTGCACCTGTCTGCATACCAATCTCGGTTAATTGTTTAGCCCAATCTGCCTGTTCTTGCCCTGAAGCCTGATTAAAAGCGGCTTGATATTTCTGATTTTGTATGTTTCGGGGTATAGCACCTATTGTTGAGCCAAGCTGTAATCTATTTGTCTTGCCTGTTTCCTCAAATCCCGCATAGCCTAAAGCCTGAGCTACCGCATTACTCTTTCTATCTCTCTCCTTATCGAGTAGACCGCCTAACATCATATTTCTTTGTGACTGTGAACCTAAACGATAATCGGACTCTGTCCTCATATTAGGTGTAGCATATAATCCACCGCCTAATTGACCCCGACGCCTGATATCTGATACGCCCTTTTCTTCCTGCATTGCCGAATAATCCCTGTAACCCTTCCAAAATGTGGATTTTTCAGGATTATAGTCACCACTTAAAGTCTTTTGTATCTCACTCATACCTGCTTTATACCCTGCGTTATTGGTTGCAGATGTACCGAGATATTTACTTAATAAACTCTGAACGGTTTGCTCATTACCAGTCATACCGGCTATCTGCTGTAAAGGAATATTCTGCCCCTCTAAATTTTGATTCATCAGATTAAGCATAAAACTTACTGCTTGATTAGGCTGTCCTTCTGCCCCTTCTGTTCCAGTGATTTCTAATAATTCCGGGTCTTTTGGTTGGCTACCCATTTTTACATCACTTCCTTTTCAATTTTCTTTTCTAATATTCTCGCTATCTCATAAGTATTAAATAACTTATTCATTGCCGCGTATCCTTTACTCATGCGCATTTGTATACGACTTATCCCCCTATCTTTACATATACTCATTATCTCCTCTTGAAACTTTCCCCTTAAATCTGTGCAATGTGGGTCAATCCAAGAGAAATCCAACCACAAATATTCACCCAGATTATCTCTCTGTTTTGAAATTACCATACAACCGTTTAACTCTTTATCTTCATTAAAGCTGACCAAGACCATACCAATCCTGTTATATAAATATTTCCCTATTCTTAAGGCAAAATCTTCTTTTAATATATCGTTCTTCTTTACTTCATCAGTCTTATTGACCACTTCTTTTAACACTTCAACGTTATTGGTAAAATAAACAGTGTTCGGTTTTATATCTTCTTTCTTCATAATTCCCCCTTTATGGCTCTAAATCTGTAACTCTACCTTCTATATGCACCAAGTCATTATAATAAGTAGTGTTCATTCTTTGTATTACTCTTAGTAACTCTTGTATGACCCTTTTAGCTTCCGGGTCTTTAATTCTATCTGCTCTCGGCAATATGATATTTTTACTGACTTGTAAACCCATTTATCTCATCCCCCTACGTAAGAATTGAAATAAACATCCTAAAAATTCAAAGTGGTTGGAAGCTGATATCTTAAATAAGAAATGCTTCCCATATATTCTTACTGCTAAATGCTTAACGATAATATCTGCTGTGCCAGTCAAAGCTACTGACCCTACACTCTGCCAAGTTGCCTCGTGATCTCTCTTTACCTCTACGGTTGCAGTCCCCGATGATTCACTGTTAAAATATAGGTGCAAGTCTAAAATCCTTTTATAGAAGGCAAGCCCTCTCTTATCCGTCAAATCTGTAGAAATTACAAAATAAGCCGTATAAGCTGACCCATCGTCTGTTTCTGACCTTTGTGATTGGTAGGTGTACCCCGAATAATCACTGCATATATCTATCTTTGTACCTGTCGGTATAGTTCCTTGAGCCGCTGTCTGAAATTCTACCCAATCACCATAAGAAGTACCGATACTATTTGTCGCATAAGCCCTAATCCAGTAAGTGGTATTAGCAGATAGACCTGTTAATCCTTTAGTAAAAGCACCTGCTGAAAAAGACCCGTCATCGTGTGCGTCCCAGGTGTCTACTTTAGTTAGCCCATATTTAAACCCTCTTACTGTTGCATTTTCCCCACCTAAAGCGGTAATGTTTCCGTTGCCTGTTACTGTAGTAGGTAGAACATCAGTCGGGCTTTGAGTGGTAACAGTCGGAGCTACCTTATCAGTAGTAAAGTTTACTTCTGCACCGTAACCCGTCCCTTCTGAATTAATTGCGTATGCCTTAACATAATACTTCACTCCTGGACTTAATCCCGTCATTGCCGCAGTAAAAGCACCTATCCCAAAGTCCCCTTCTTCTTCTACCTTATCATCTGCCGTTGTTGGGCTTCCTGTCGTGTTATAACATACGCCTCTTTTAGTACAATTCTCGTCACCTGTATCGGTAATTTCACCATTACCAGTAGCGGAATTATGAGTGATATCTGTAACTGCTTGAGTAGTAACAGTAGGAGCTACAATAACGTGATAAAACATAGCTTCCATAAGTAAATGAGAACCTATTTCCCCACCGGTACTATTGTAGAATCTAAATCTCATTGCTGTGACGGAATATATTGCACCAAGTTCCTTTTCTATCCACGTATATCTAGTAAAAGCACCTGAATAAATATTATTCCAAGCCCCTGAATAATATACATCTACGTCAACTTCACTAATATCGCCTCCCCCACTATCTTCAAGGTAATATTTTATTTTAGAACAATTAATAGCCCCGATGGTAAGTTCTATAAAATTGCTCCAACTTCCACCAGAGATAGTTGTGTATGCTCCATTCGAAGTTTCTACAATGCCATCATAAGCTTGGCTTTCGTATGTCCAGCTACTATTTGGGTCATTAAATCCAGTTGGGCTTACATATCCGCTTGCCATTAATTACTCCTTCTCTTTGACTTTTGATATTCTTTGTGTTATTTTTTAAATATGAAAATAATTATTTTGTTTTTGACATTAACTATTTTATTAACAGGTTGTTCTGTTTTTAATTTAAACGATTTTGTTTTACCTGATGATTTAGAGTTTATTAATACAATCAACAAATTAGACACCCCAGAGAAAATATGTAATTATATAAAAGAAAATTTTACTTACAAAGAGAATCTTTTCTACAATCCCAGTCCTTATGAATTATGGTTAACCCAAGAAGGAGATTGTAATGATTTCTGCACCTTCGCTATATTTGCGGTAAATTACCATAACTACCCGACTTACCAAATACAAATATCTTTTAAAGGAACATTTATTAAACACGTGTTAGCTGTTTTTTTAGAGGATGGTAAGTATACTTATCTAAATATCAAAGCTTACTATCCGCTCTATGCTTCAACTTTTAATGAAATTGTTTCGCATTATTTTATTGATCACGAGCTTGAATTAAAATCCTACAAAGTCTACGATTACAACAATAATTTAATTGAAAAGGTACAAAGATAACTTACTTAACTCCTGCCTCTATAATCTCCATTTTATAATCAAATACCTTATAGCTCGTCCATTCCCAGCAGATATTATCGTTACAGCTTTTTTCAACTATTTCGCGAAATGTTTTATAGCCAGAAAAGTAAAATTGGTTATCTGTAAAAGAGTAACATCCCTCGTTATACACCGCTACATAATGAGTACATAAAGTATTCTTTAGATGAATTTCTATCTGATAAGTTTCTATCCCATGCCAATTAGCTACCCAAATGCCAAAACAAGCCATATCGTTACAGTCACCATATTTAGTCTGTATGTTTAATAACCACAATTGGTAGGGACTGTAAGCACTCCATAGATTTAATATGTATTCAAAATTCTCCTGCATATACTCACTAATCTTCTCAGGCGTGTTTAAACTCTCTACCACCGCAAGAAATTCAAGGTCATCAGGCATTACAAAATCACCCAAGGTGTATATCCCGCAGCCGGATAGAAGTATCGTTAATATAATTAGTATGATTATTTTACGCTTCAAAATAATCACCGAAACAAGGTGTTGCAATATCGATTTCCCCCCAGCTTCCGTTTTTGTAAGTTAAAACTTTGCTATTTAAGGCATTACTATACGGTATACTCCACCAAATCTCCCCAGTCTCATCAATAAACTTTCCATAGACTAAATGAGCCGAAGAAGGCTCTATAAGTTTAACTATCGGGTCAATATTCTGAGATATCTCTCCTAATTCCATTTCTCTAAAAGTCATATCACTTGCAAACCAATAAACCCTACCGTCAGGATCTTCCACTATTGAATGATTAGATAAGTTACCTATTCCACCTGGCAATACTACCCAATTCCAAACTTCGGATGTTGCAATAAGCCATTGTCGGATTGTGCTTAATTCCTTGAATATAATTAACTGCCCGTTATATATCTTGAAGCCCATTAAAAAATCTGACCCCTCTGTTTCCTTACTCCCTGCGTCTCCTGAACTCCAATCTGTTTCATCCCCTATATCAGACCAGCGTATCCTTTGAGGATAAGACACTCCGTTTTCGTAGGTATAGCCTAATATTAAATAATTCTCAAAAGTGGTAACAAACTTTGCTTTAGTTAAGAATGTGCTTGCGGCATATTCTATCCCCTGAAATTCTACTACTGTCCCCCCGCTTGTATATGTGGTATAAGCACTCGAATTTATACCGTCTAAAGTAAAGTTATCAACGTCTATAACGGTAACTACGAATTGTAAATTGTTTACCTCGGTCATTCCGCCTACATTCTTAATGAAAACCCTATCCCCAGTAGTTAGACCGTGTGCCGCTGCTGTTATCTGACAAGGGTCTGCTTTGGTTGCTGCCGTGATATTAGTTGCCGTGGTATTCTGCAAAGGCATAAAATAACCGGTAGTATCCCAGACAAGCACCATATCAACGTTATTAGTGGCTATAACTTTATCGTTATAACTGACCGTGTCCCACTCCGTACAGTCTGATTTACAGACAAATTTAACGTCCCAGGCCTTAGTTCCAGTATTCCATAGATAAATATGTGCCTTAGTGAAAGCTAAAACATACTCCATCGCAGTAGACCGTTTAACAAAGCGGTGATAATGAAGAATCGGGAAAGTATCCGGGGTTTGAGTCTTATCACCTGACCCGTTAAGCATATCTGGCTCTCTCATTTGTCTACGCCTGACTTCTCCATATTTGCGGACAATGTTCATATTCTGCGTCTGCACCGTTTTATCTAATAAGATAACGGGGAAGTCGTGCTTCTCACCTAAAACAGGGCTAAATATACCAAATAATTCTTTCCTGGCCATAATTCTCCTTATAAATCATTACATTTTACAAATATTGGCTCTCTCTCTATCATTTTCTGCAACGGCGGTAAGATTAATTTATCCAATTCCGTTTCATACTTTATCTGCTCATCGGTTAAACCATAATTCCTGCAAACTATTGCTTTGGTCTTGGCATAAATAACGTCCCTATAAATATCACTAAAAGGAATATCGTCTACTACCTCGGTCCCGCCTTCTGACTCCAATATAAAACGTGGGTAAAATAAGGTTGCCTCATAAACAGCGTCAGGAGTAGGATAGGCATACCAAAAACCACCGTGTAAAGCATATTTAGTTGGCTCTCCCCGATTGTCTGATGTTTCATCTGCTACTAAAACCTGATATTCTCTAAAAGTGATTTTTAATAATGGAGTATTATCCGCTATCCTTATGGTTATTAATCTACCCTTATAATCAAGTGGCAGGGAATAATAACCTCTACCTATTATCGTATCTACTGTAGTTTCTACCCACAGAAAATCATCTTTTAAGCTAAGCCATTTTAGGGCTGCTAATAGATGTTCTTTTAGGGTATCTGCTGTCTCACTACGGTCTAACTCTGTATTTACGTGAGCAAGCACTTCAGCTTTTAGTATAGTCATCAAATCACCTCATCAGGATATAATCTATCTCTAAGTCGTCTCCCTGGTCTACCGGTGTCGCAGCAGTACCCGACCTTAACTTAAGGTATGGTATATGAGCAAGGGCTTCCATTAATGCACCGTCTAAACCTATGGTTTTACTCGCAGCAACCGAAGCTATCGAGAGTTCCGCAGCATCTGAACCTTTTACTACTTGCGTATATGTTCCGTCAAGGGTCATACAACCTAAGAAGGTTATCGCGGCAGTCGTCCAGGTAGAAGGTAAAGACAAAGCTATTTTAGTGTGATGTTTTTTTCTTATAACCGTAGAAGTATCTCTCATTATTACTTCTACCACTTCACCTACTCCTGTTTGAGCAACTGCGGCAGCATCTGCTCCAAGATGAGTATTTGTTAAATTATCTACTAAGGTCAAAGATACTCCAGCTTGAACACTATCTATAACTCCGCTTTCTTCTTTTGCTCCGCCTGAATCAATTATAATTGTCTCACCTGCTAAAAAATTAGTGGTAGCGGCTACATTAAGCACTTTTTGCCCGGAATTTGAATCAGCGTCTACTGTTGTATTAGCGTCTACTGTATGATTATAAGTAAGATTTGCCAATAAAGTTATAGACACATCAGCACTGACACTATCAATAACTCCTTCTTCTTCTCTGTCTGTCCCTCTACCTATTATTACCCTGTCTCCTGATACCATAGTGGCAGTAGGTGCAGCTACTTTGACTACTTTTTGTCCTGAGGCATTACTCTCATCACAATCAGAGCCGGTATCGTAAGTCTCGTCTGGGAAAGTTACACTATTTTTAACTGTCATTTCAAGATCTGGCATTTATGATCACTTCCTTTTCTTCTATATTTTCTCTCTCTTCAATCTCTTTCTGAATATCTTCTTTTTTCTTTTTGTGAGTGCTAATACCCAGGCCTTTGGCTTTTGCTACAAGTTCCGGATATTCCAACGCCGAAGCACCTCTACTCACACTTGTTATCCCCTTCTCCTTCTCTATTAGCTTAATCAATGTTATTAGATACTCTCTTCTTATGTGTCTAACATCAATCTGTAATTCCCTGCCTCTCTCGAGTAGTTTGATACCTTCTTTAGTGTCCTGCCAATGTTTAGTCGGCCAGGGTTTATCTGTTCTAAACTTTTCCGGATGTTCCTTTAATAATGCAATAACCTCAGGGTCTTTTGTATCGCATATCCCATCAAAAAACTGACACACCCTCTTTCTACTTACTACTTTCGTCCCGTCTTTAATCTCTGTAATTATAGACTCGGGTTTCCTTACAATTCTTGAATAAAATCTCATAATATTCGCCCACCTTTCATTTGGGTAAGAGGGCAGCCGAAGCCACCCCCTTAGGTTATTTTATTTACACGCCAGTTAATAAACTTGCAGGCGGTAATTCAACCGCACCTAATTCTGCACAAACGGTAGCAGAAGCATTCGGAGTTAAAACAATCGTGATTTTGTTGTCGTCTTTATCTTTGTGTCTTGCACCTGTTAGCACTATAAATTTCTTAGTAGAGGCGGCAACATTAAAGGCATTTGCACCTAAACTCGATTGCCAGTAGTCCCCTGCTGATATGGAAACAGCCAATACTTGTGCAGCGTCTAAGTTATCAAACATAAGCACGACTCTATCACAGGGAACGCCAGGGGTTAACTCGAAAGTTTCCTCTGTGCCGTCATCTGCTAATGCGGTCAATGCAACCGCAGTCGCAGTATCTAAAGTTAAAGCTATTGGTGTCAAGGTAGTAGCCATAATAAATTCTCCTTTCAATTAAATTCCAAGCAGCCCCCATAAAAAATGAGGGCTACTATAAACACATATCAAATAACTGTATCTAAAGCCTCAGTCCAATCACCAACACACAATTCTCCAGGCCAAATAACTTTATAACCGTATACATACAGAGTTTTTAAAGCGTCTCCGAATTTCTTCTCAGGTTCAAAAGGCACAGTCTTTAAAATCTGTTCTGCAAAGGCAACAGATCTGTAAGAGCCTGCCAAAGGTGCGGTTGCTCCTACGTTGTCTGACTCATACATATCTATTCCTAATACATCGGTTACAAAACCATTAATATTACCCTTCAAATCGTTGGCGTGATATACTCCGGCAAGCAACAGTTTAGTTCCCGCCCAATTTGGTATAATCAACCATCGGCTTTTCTTAGGTACTTTAGCCTCTTTCAAAGCTAAATCCATTTCCGCTACACCGGATATGATAGTAGTAACATCTACAGTACCGTCAGCAGTGGTCGAAAGTCCTGCTCCGGCAGCCATAAGGGTATTTAGTCCACTATCAGATGTATCAGTAAGGGCATAAGAGCCTTCTTTTGAGGCAGCTCCAAATAACTTTACATTAGCTTGCATAGCATCAACATCATCAATCATAAAGTTAATATATTTGGCATAATCGATATTGAAATCCATACCGGTATTTCTTATAGACTGCATAGTCATATCTGCTCCGGTGTAATTACCTACAGTTATAGATCCTATCCCACTGATATGGACAGATTGACCCATTTTTGTTATGGGTGCGTCTATCTCACATCTTGCTACTTTACCGAAAACGTGGTTATTGTGTGCATTTACAAGTACAGCCTTATTCCACAATTTCGGTGCGAAATTATTAACACTCATTAAAAATCACTTCCTTATAATCTTATTTTTTGCCACCCCATCTTTTCTGTGATTCCATAATGTCGTCATAGTGTAAATCAATTTCTTCATCTGACATCTTCTGAACCATCTGCGGAGTGTAATAAGACCCAGGAACTTTCTTCCCTTTCATTCCCTCTTTAGGAGTAATCCCTGGAGGTGGCAGGGTTTTCTTGTAAGTTTCAAGCCTTTTAGCAATTACAGAGTCTTGTAGTCCTATCTGATAAGCCTTTTCACCAGGATTTTTAGCTCTTTGAATGACTGCCTTATAACCAGGGTTTTCTTGAATTTGGCGATTAGTTCCGGCCATTACAGAGTCATAGTCCAAACCCTTACCGTCTTTTTCCTCAGTGTGTAGTGATCTGGCTTTCTCCTCACTGGCTAATAATCTTTTGTTCAGACTCTCCTGGCTTTTCTTGGTCTCATTCGCTGTGTATTTATCTTCTAATTCCTTATATCTGGCGTTTAAGGCTTTTTCCATTTCTGCCCTTGTCATAATATCCTCAGGATTGCCCGCTTTTACCTTCGCGGTAGAGGATTCTAATTCTTTTATCCTGAGTCTCTGCTCTGCGATAATTCTATTACTGGCTGCTAAATCGGCTTCCCTTTGCTGTCTCGTTCTCACCTCATTTTGTTTATCTCCTAATAGTCCTTTCCACTCTTGTTCTGTATAAGTTTTCTCTTCTGGGGTGTTTAAATTTTCTTCTGACATTTTCTTTACTCCTTTTTTTACGTCTATGTAGACGATATTGCCTGTAATTTACCCTACAGGTAGGTAAACCCGCACTCTATCGCTTGACAAGTTGTCTCTTCTTTTGCTGTGGCTGCCTTTGTCCTGCTGCCTGTGCCTGTATTCCCGCGGCTTCCATCTGCTCTCTTCTTAGCTGTGCCTGCTTTAATCTTTCTACAATCTCATCTTTCTTTGGCACATCTGAGGCGTCAAGTACGATATCAGGCGGTATTATTTCTCCATAAACCTTTGCCATATCCATTAACATATCGAAATTAGCAAACCGGATTGTAGGATTGGTCGGGCTACTTGAGATCTCAATCCCGTATCTTCCTATCTTCCGGCTTCTAATAGCTTCTAATAACTGGTCAACATTAGCCTCTATCTTGGCTTCTGAGGCTATTGCCATCATTTCCTGGGTTGTAAAGGTATTTCCGTACCTTATCATCTCCACCATAGTTTCAGAGTATATTTTATGGGTATACTTCATATTGTCGAAAATAATTTCATTGCCGATTAAACCCTGATTAATTCTCTGCCTGTCCTTTACTCCTGACTCACTGGCTGCTCCCTGGGCTAACATATTAGCGTTAACAGAGGCTATCTTAGGAGCGTCATTCTCGGCTAACTGCTCTAATTGAATGTGTCCGGTAGATAATTGAGTAGGCTCTATCTTATCGGGCTTAACTTCGTCGTATTCGATAACGTGACCGGGGGAAGATCCTTCCTCTTGTAATTCGTCTGAATCGGCCCCACCTTTCTTTTTATTGAAAAATCCACTATTAGCACTTGTATTTAATAATCCTAAAGCCTGAGAACGTCTCTTATTCTTCTCTTTTTGCGGGTCTATCAGGTTATCTATTACAGCAAAGTAATTTCCATTGATAAAATAGGGTATAAATCTGATTATGGGGAATAAAGTCATTTCTCCATAAGGTCTCTCCACATTTTCTAATTCAATCTCTCCCATAGTGGTTGTGCAGTTTAATACCGGGATAACTTGCTCTCTGACTGCTAAAATCGGGTTTCTTTCTTCTTCTTCTGCCATCCTCCGATCTTTCTCTAACATATATTTCAAAATATCGAGCTTAGACTTATGGACTCTTCTCTTGCTCATTTCTACTGTATTAATTAAGTAGACTGCTTTCTCGTAGGATTTCCACCAGGTCTCTCTTATTCTGGCCTGGAATTGGTCAGGACTTCTCTCGGAGCCGGGTAAGCGGGTTTTATCTCTATTATCGAGGTCATCATACTTTAGGTCGTCTATATCCTCTTTACTTTTAGGATAAGTTAAAGCAGTAAGCTCTTTATCTGCCCAAAATGAACGGATAACGTATTTACCATAATTTAGGTCATATTTGGTGTTATTTGGGTCTTCGGCAATATCGTAGGGGTTTTCTGTATCTGTAACGATTTCACCATTAAAAGGATCTTCGTCATACTTAATATCGAGGCTTAGGAAGCCTTTAGTAGAGACTATACCGTCAAAGAAGGCAGCAGATCGCAAGTAAAGGCCTAAAGACTGGTCTTCTATGTGTTTGGCTAACTCTGTCATTAATGCTGCGACCATAGAAAGTCCGCCCTTCTTAGGGTAGCATTTTATATCCATACGGTTTTGACGTTCGTAACCGGTCAATAGATTTATGATAGGGAATATAATATTAAGTGAAAGATGATGTCTCTTCTTCTCATCTAAATAGGCTATGTCGGCAGGGTCCCACTGTTTATCTCCACCTTCATACATACCATAGTTTGTCGTAGCCTTTATGATATACTCAGCTTGCCCTTTTACTGCTTCGTTCCACATATCTTTCATTAGTGCTAATCTTGTTAATTGGTTCATACTACCAGCTCCTTAAAGGTCTAATACTCCCCTTTGTTTCTTCCACTCTATTACGTCGGGTCTTCCGTGCCTCATTCTAAAATTCCCCATTCCAGTAACAATCTTAACTTTCATTTTCTCTCCACAATCACATAGAATATTGTTTCTGTCTTCAACCTTACAGATTATTTCTTTTTCTATACCGCATTTCGGACATTTCAGTATATATGTAGGCATTGCTCTCCTTCAAACTTCTTAACCTCAGCAAGAGGAAGGAAGCCATCTAATGTTCTGATATAATAAGGCTCTTTAACCTTGTGTTTTCTGAGTTCTTCTTCAAACATTTCTATATCCTTTATTTTCCACTTCTGACCCCTTAACCATTCCTTATCCTTCTCCGTTAACATTTTTACCCCCTTAGTTCTTGCTTAACTTAACGATATTACTACCATCATCAGGATTATCCGGACAGTTATAGATACGTTCTAACATCTGAATATCATTTTTAATAAAGCCCTTGAACCTCTTTAATGCTGACGTTATCTGCCGGTATTCTTCTTCACTTAAGATCACGAATGTAGTGGCATTATTTAATTTCTTGATCAGTGGTGCTACTTCCATCATATCCGGACCATTTAGACCAAACTGCTGGTGCGTTAAGATGTTAATTATCGTATTCTTAAAGTTGTAAGGAAGTATTCTGTCTAACCCCTCCTGATCTTTAACTGTGACTGAGTAATTTTCTAAACTTAGCTTTTTCATTTCTCTCTCCTTTCTATTTATTTTTTAGTACGTTTACCAAACCAATAACTTATACCTACAATTGCACCTATTATTAGCCCTACAATTACGAATAAAGTAAGATACATCTGTCCTACATAACCTTCAAACATAATTATTTACCTTCCTTCCATTTGTTAATTATTTTTTGTTTTGCTATAAATGATGTTTCAAGATAAAAGTCTCCAATCCTTATCCAAAGAGATATATTACAATTTTCTTGGTCTTCACCTGTTATTTTTGTCTCTACACAACAATTCATAAAATATTCTTTTATCTCTTTATTACGTTTTTCTAAAGCGTTAGACATTAGTTAACCCCCTTTCTTAGGCACTCATTGCAGTACCACCGGAATTTTTCCTATAAATCCTCTTGAAAGTCTTTTCTTCTGATGTCTTTGTAACATCGTATCCCTGAGCCTGCCTGATATTAATTGCTGTGTACCTGGCACTTGCCCCGGCGTGAGTATGCTCGTTTCTTGCCTCAAAATCTGTATACCTTTCCTGTTGCTTATTCCAGACCTTTCCCCACATCTCCAGGTGCTTTCTGCCTACTTCAGTTTTCTCAGTATCAAAACAGCAAAGGCCTAATAACCCTCTTATGGCCTCACATCCATTTAGGAAACTTGCGTCCGGAGTGATCTGAAAGTCTATCCCTGCTTCTTTAGCCCAGGATAAACGAGATCTTGCTGCCTCTTCTTTTCCGGCTTTCTCTCTGTTCTTTATATCAAAAGGTGCAAAGTGCCTGCCATATAAATACCCTTTATCTTTTAGCTTCCTGGCCCAATAAGCCCAGGTTGCCCCCGTCTCTTCTTCATAATCAATGAATCTTATTTCTTTCCCTACCTGCTGCACAAACCATATCGAGTCAAAATCCCCTACTCCAATATCCCAATATGTATCTACCAGGTAAGATGGGTCATAAGGTACTTTTAAGATCCTTCCGTCTACCTCTGCTTGTTGCATTTGCCTGCCAACATAAGTACCTTCTACTCCTTGCATAAAGGAGCAGTAAAACTCCTGTTGAGCAAAGTCCTCTGTCATCCCCATTGCTATTTCTTCTTTTACCATTGCCTTGGTGATCAGTCTGCGGTTGTTTTGGTCGTATGTATCGTTTATGGTATGTATACAGGTAAACCAATTCTTATTCCTTACAGCTAAATCGTACAATTCCTTAAAGTGATTATTCCCGTTAGGTGTAGACTGGAAGATAGCCCAACCGCCATTCTTCATAAGTATTGGCTTTACTACGTCCCAGGCTCCGGGATGTTGTCTGGCCTGCTCAGAGAATATAACTCCCCTGGGATTAGTTCCTCTCATTGCCTCATAACGGTTTTGGTCTGTACCTATTATCTGGAATGTAGAGAGTCCCCTATTCCCCTGGGTGTACATTTCAAAATTCATGTTTGTATTATTCGGTTTCCCGTGTACTATCCCGGCCGGTAAATATTCTTCTAAAAACTGTTTTCCTGCCCCGTTCTCGTCCGGATCTGTGTATCCCTTCCAAAGTATTTTCCTGCCCTGGGTCTGAGAAGGGAATACATAATAATAGAGTCCGGGATTAGTCCACATTTCCTCAACAATAAGGTTAAAACCCCTTATATCTTTCCCACAACGTCTATGATCAACCCATATACCCCTTTTAAAGCCATCCTTCAACATGTTGTAACTTGGTACTTGCCAGTAGTAGGGGTCAAAGATCGGTAGATCCACTGTATTTAGTTCTGGCTTCTCCGCTGTTTGTATAACCATTTATCCCTACTTTACATATCGTAAATTATGAGACGTTAACACTTAAAACCACGCTTTTCTGTCGCATAATTCGCATTTCTCAGACCTTACCTTATTACCCTTCCTTACATATTCTCCATAATTAATATATTTCATAACAATGTCTCTATATCCCCTTTAGTCTCTTCTTTAGGCTCTTCTAATGACTCTTTTTCTTTATCCGGAAGTTCTTTCTCTTCTTTTATTACCGGCTCTGCCCCCGCTTGAATAAAGGTTTTTACTCTTATTGTGTCGGGTACTTTAACATCTATCTCCTGTTTGTCTTTCCATTCACCCTTACCACGGTTTTTGGCCCAAAAGATTTGGGCTATAACATTACCTCTATCAACTATCTTTTTCCCTTCGCTATTGGTATATTCTCCTCTGCCAACAGCATTAGAGAATAATGCGTCCACTACGAATTTAATTCTGCTTTCGAGAGCAATTTCGATGTCTTTAGCAAATTCTTCGTCATCTTTAGCCCATTTCCATATAGTGGTAATATTAACGTTTGCGGCCTTTGCGGCCTTTGCCCTGGTAGTGCCATTTCTAAGAGATTTAAGATAAGCTCTCTTTTTTGCTGCTTTTTCTTTTTTTTCTTTGCTTCCCAACATAACCCTCACACCCCACATATAGCGCTAAAAACATAATTTCATACTATATATATTTTCTCATTGGTTTGAGAGTTCATCAAATTTATGAAGTGTATTATCGTAGATTAACTAAATACATTTCTCGGAAAGTGTTTTAAAATGCGGATTTCCTGAAGATTAAAAAAAAGAAGCCGGAGCGTTAACCCCGGCTAAGTTCATTACTTTAAGTAATTGAATAATCTTACTAATTGTTCTAATTTATCTACGTCAACACAATCATCAATTTTTTCTTCTATTTTTTTTAACAATTTACATTTAATATCAGTTTCTCTTTGTTCTTCTTGAACAATAACTTCCATAAGATTAATACACTC